GTCCCATGAAGAATAAACAGCTGTTGTCTATCTTTAATAAAAGTACGTTTAGATATATTAGTAATATACATGGGTCCGGTGAGATGATTCTCATTACCCACTACAGACTTCGATGTTATACTAAAGTCAAGGTATTCTTCGCCTAATATTGGGGTTTTGAGGGGGAGATTGATAGAATCATTAACAACAATGTCACAAGTGACATTGCTCCGATATATATTCTCATATATGTTCAAAGCTTGGAATTTCTCATTTAAATTAAAGGTGCCTTGACCGCCACTTAATTCTAGAAATTCTATAATTACATCTGATGCGCCTTCTTGTGATCTAGCCATATTATTTCAATAAAAGTTTTAGTTCAGTAACAATTTCAGGTACAAATTCTGGTCGAACCAAGTTAATATTTCGTTTAGCATCATTTAAAGTTTCCTCATGTATAAAATTAGTAACCGCTATAGCACCGGCCGCAGTTGAATCAACTTGAAACTTATCTGCATCCTCATAATGATGTAGTGCATTTATATTTGCTGTACCATATTTCTTAGTAACAAATTTCTTCAAATCATAATAACGCAATGGCCAATCATAATACGGATTAGTCATCTGCTGTGCATAAAGGACAACCCAATGTAATTCTGCATCTCCATAATATTCATGCGCAAGATATTCTGGTGTTTCACCATCAATAATAGTATGCATTGCAAAAAAGGATTGATATTTTACAAAATCTACCTTCATGCGAACGCGTTTTAATATATTAGTTATACTATCAATAGTTGGTTTATTTTTAATACCACGAACATCATAATTTATTGTATCAAAATATTTAAAGTATGCCATTAATAGCCCTCCGAGACACCACCCGGTGCTAATTCTTTACCGGTTGCTGAACTAAGTGATTGTTGAGTAATTTTCTGTGTTTCAGTAAATGATAAACTAAGATTATAAGAAATAGGACGACCATCTCTCATGGCTACCCAAAATCCCTCTGGAGTATAATTTGTTGTCACATTCGTACAAACACAATTATGAATCTTTGGTAAAAATGTATTAGGTACAAGAGTTCCTTTGTCATTCATCTTAAACTCAATTCTAAATTCATTAGGAAATGTATATAAACCTGCTTGTAAAAAACCACCAACAAAACCCGGTCTTGAATGCTTCCTAAACATTTGAATAATATTAAGCACTTCATTACCTTCTGCTTCACTGGAAGGTGCAAATGTAAAGTCAAAACTAAATTCCCTGAATGGTATTCCGTTGAATAATTGTTCTTCATAAGGATTTTGTTGAAATCTTCCTGCTGCTTTAAATCCTGCTCCAACTCCGGGTATAAGTGCTGCCGCACCTAGTGCGCCAGCACCTTTCATAGCAAGAGCACCAGCGGCAATTGCTGCCGATTTGCCTATATTGGTGATTGCACCACCCACAAAGTTTTGCATAATATCTGTAACACTAGTACCGGGATCTTTTGTAAGTAAGCCTTTTGCTAACGTTCCTGTTGCACCTAATCCCTCAGCACCCCAATTCGCACCTTCACTATATGTAACCGCAGGAGGCATATATAAAAAACAATGTTCTAAGTCTTCTGATCCCATCCGCATATTCTTAAGTTGCGTGTGAACCAATTCTGTCGCTCCACGCGCTACGCGCATCACCTTTTCGGCAACAGTTTCATTTTCCCCATTACGTTCTCCTTTTGCAGCCTGTTTATTATGTATCTCTGCAGATTCTTTCATTAGACCTTTAGAGTATGCTTCCGCCCCAGCTGCGCTTGATTCACGCGTCATGTTATGGATGTTTCCTGCTTTTGATGATCCAACATTCTTCTCCTGATTTTCAAAAGCTTTTTGTGATTGTATATTATCGTCTTTCTTTTGTAAAGAAATACCACCTTGTTTAACTGCCGTGAATACTATACACTCTTGAACAATTTCACCATTACTCTCTGTCAAATCACTATCAATGTTGAGAGGATATACATGTTTCGGCAAACTCTGACCAGTTGTAGTTTTAGGTGTTGTTATAACTGAAGGAGTCTTGGTTGGGGGCGGATCAGCCCACAGTCCCATATCGGTTGTCCCCGTTGAATTGTTTATACTCCAATCATTTGCCATTTCTTGCTCCTATTATAAATACTTAATATAATATATTTATAAGACCTATATGAAAAAATATCCACGAGTCGGGCGGTATATAATACAGAATAAAGAGAAATATGTGGCTAATCTTCAAGAATGTGAATATCGCTCTTCTTGGGAATTGAAGTATATGAAATATCTAGATACTCATCCTAATATAATTGAATGGGGCTCGGAGAATGTCATTATTCCCTATTATAATCCCGTTGAGAAAAAAACCAGACGATATTTTGTCGATTTTTACACAAAAGTCCGATCAACATCAGGTGAATATAAGAAATACATCATTGAGGTCAAACCAGCCGTCCAATGCAAACCACCCAAAAAACCTAAAAAACAAACTCCTGGATATATTAAAAAGCTTAAGACATATATAATGAATCAGGCTAAGTGGAAAGCAGCGCGTAAATGGGCTGAGAAGCGTGGTATGGAATTTGTTATTTTAACTGAAAAAGAGCTTGGTATTAAGACCAAAAAGCATAAAAAACCTTTATAAATATATATATGGCTAACGAATCGATCAACAGTGTAAAGGGAACAAGAATAACACGGGTCTATTCTGCTAAGTTTTATTACTTTAAATATGTTACAGAAGAACGGAATAAATGGTTTAATATATTTCCATTAGTTTTTTCTTTAGGGAAAAAGGGTGACATAATTCAAGGTCTTGATTTTCATTATATACCACCCAAGATGAGAATACCTTTATTAAACTTATTGAGAGGTCTTCAACCTAATTTATCGAAACAACCTATTGCCTTTGCTAGATATTTTAATAAGCTTATGTGGACACAAAGAAAATGGAGACCAGCACAAGCTTGTTTTAAAAAATATACACTTGGTAATATAAGAGGTGGAAAGATTATAAGAATAGCACCAGAGGAGTGGGATGAAGTTCTAATGCGCCCCAAGATAGATAAATTTGTTACTGACAAAGGTAGTAGAGTTGTTTCGTCAAGAGTTTGGAAAGACTCCATTAAAAAAATAAGAGGATAATATGTTTGGAAATATATTAGGAAAAGTTAAATTGCCGGGTGGTGTAACTATTGGTGCTAATTTTCCAATAGGCACTGATCCTTCTAAAGGAAAAAAGCAACCCGGCGTTGGCGGAGAAGATAGTACACCACAAAATGGCATTAATAGAATGATGGCTAATGTTAAAAAGGGTGGTTTATTTTCCAGACCTTATCTGTACTATGTCTTCATTACTCCACCAAAAACATTAATGGGTGCTGATGTTGGAGACATTAGAGGTGTTCAATTAAATTGCAGTGCCTGCAGCATACCCGGTTTTACCATGGCCACAAAAGAACATAAGCCTTATGGTTTAAAAAGAGAATATGTATATGAAAAGTTATTTGATACGATGAACATGACTTTTTATGTAAGTGAAGAAATGCATGAACACAATTTCTTTAATTCATGGATGAGTACTATGTGGGATAGGGGACGTGTAAATTGGTATCGCGATTATGTAAGCACTATAGAAATATTTCAATGTGCTGGTACAAAACCCGGTGAAGGTGATGACTTACCAGTTATGATGAAAGTAAAATTAATTGATGCATATCCTAAAGTTCTAGGAGCTTTACCATTAGGATATGGTACAGCAGGAACTATTCAAAACCTACCAATCGATTTTACATTTCGAGATATAGAATATACTGATTATAAAGGTGGAAAACCTGTTGAGAAAATATTGTCATCATTGTCTGATGGTTTCGCACACGCACAAAATGCATTAAGTTCTTTTACCGAAGTTGGCTCACAACTAGGTGGATTAGGAAAAAGTTTATCAATGCCTAAAATTGGATCTATTTTAAAACAAAAATCTCAATTTTTACCAATATCTAAATTAGGCGGAATGTTTGCATAATATTATTATTATTTCATTAAAGGAGTGAATGAAATGGCATTACCAAAAATTGCAGTACCTAAGTATCAATTAAAAATTCCATCAACTGGAAAAGAAGTAAGTTACAGACCTTTCTTAGTCAAAGAAGAAAAGATTCTTCTTATTGCTATGGAAAGTAATAATGAAACAGAAATGACAAATGCAATTAAAGATATCATTCATAATTGTATATATGAAGAACTTGATGTAAAAAATATGCCAATGTTTGACATTGAATATATCTTTTTACAATTGAGAGCTAAGTCAAAAGGTGAAATTGCTGATTTAACATTTGAGTGTGGTAAATGTAAAAAACCAATTGATGTACAGGTTGATCTATCAAAACTAGAAGTAACTAGAACTGAAGGACATGATACTAAAATACCATTATCAGATGATGTTGGTGTAATCATGAGATATCCTTCAATGGAAGTACAAAGTATTATTAAT